CCTTCATAAATTTCAATATCATCGAATCTGGCGATACCATCAACGACGTTAACTGTGATATCTTCAGGTAAAGAGAAGATGTAACTGGTGTTTGCTGCAATTCCGTTACAAACAATACCTGCTTTGAGTGTTAATGTAACAACATCATTGATGTCTGTTACCAAAAACGAAATTCTTGCTCTAGCCGATCGACGGGAACGAGGAACATACCCAATGTTACGTGCTAATGAAACGACGTTTTCTCTTAATGTAGCGGAATCGAGAAAACTTTCGTTCGCCGCCATATTTGTATTGTAGGCGGTGATGTAAGTATTGTATGCCAGAGCATCAATAATGATCGAAAGGTTTGAACCTTCAAAATCATAGTCAGTAAAGTTTGAATTCGCCCTCAGATAATCTCTGATAGACGTTTTGATTTGATCAAAATCTAAGTTAACGTACTGACCGAAAGCCATTATACTCTAGCTGGGAAAAGAAGAACGTCTACTGACTGAGTAGGAACAGGAAGACCAATGATATCGTATTGAATTGTCACGTACATATCGTGACCATCACTGTCAATTGTGACAGTTGCATCCAAATTGTTCACTCTTGGTTCAAAATTACGTATCGCTGTTAAAATTTGTTCACGAATACCGATTGATTGCAATGAAGTATTCAACTCAAAAAGAGAATCACCAATATTACTACCAAAAAGAGGTTCAAATGGTTTCTCTCCAAGAACAGTGAGAACAATGTTTTGAACAGAACGTTTGATGGCATCCTCATTTTTGATCGTGAGAAGGTCATTCGTCACTGGATGACGTTTAAATGATAAGTTAATGTCTCTAAACGCTCTCGAAACGGATGCCACTGATACGTGTTTGGTCTAACCTTTTTATATTTAGTCAGTATTCAGAGCACTTGACGACCATAAGTGGGTTCAGTGCCATACTCCCAGTCATCATAATCCTCATCGTTACGAATTTTTTCGTGCAATTCGTTGGTTGAGTCAAATTTTTTAGTTTTTTTCAACATTTCATCGTGCATCACCTCTTGAAGAAGGTGATTTGAGTCATAATTTGTAATTAAGTGAGTGGTTCCCCACATCTCACGCATCATTTTTCGATTAAAATCCGATTGTTGACCCATTTTTTGCTCCTGATTTTTAGAAATCAGAACTTTTTACGGGGTTGCTATCCCGTTCTTCTGATGTTTGCCAAAAATATTCATCGGTATCACCCAATCTACCCCATCTAATTCCATTCTCAACTTGAAAAACCCGAGTGGAGACTTTAAAATCGGGAGTTTTGGGATGTTCTGGAGTGATCGAGAGATCATACACTCTCATACGATTGTTTGGATACAACACAAATTGACCATTTTCAAGCTGAATGCAGTTATGAGACTTGTGTTCATCAGGTATTTCACTGACATTGGTATCTATGGTGTCAGGATCAGCGTGAAAATTATCCAGAGTGAAACAATATTGACCTTTCATTGTGCCAAAGTTTCGAGTACGAACTTCAAAGTCCATTGTGGAGATGTGTTGTTTCACGACACACCGAACGCCATAGTCCATACAATTCCAAAATTGTAGATTCGGTAAATCTAAATCAGGATCTGGTGTTTGTGGTGAAGCGAGAAAAGCGCTGATCGGTAACTTATCATACAAAGCACCATACTCTGGTAAATAGGTCTCAAAATAAAAAGCGCGCCCAGGTATGGACTTTGCCGATACCCAGACGCCTTCTACAAATTCACCAAATCCATCTTGAAGATCCCGAAGGTATTCTTTACGAACCCAGACCTTTAAAGGTGGAAGATTGATGATTAACTGACTCATCTCCCTTGCCCACGATAACGCTTCTTACGACCATTACGAGACGTTGCACTCAACAAGGTATGAACCGAACGCCCTTGCCGAGTCTTCTTCGGTGGCCCTGGTTGAAACACCACCTTGTTCATCGAACCTTTTGGTTTTGCCATCAGACTTCCTCCACTTCAATAACTTCAACTTCATCAGGATCAACCGAGCCCGGACGACCTTCATCAAACAACTGATTCATAATTTGAAACGCTTCAAACTTCCCTTCTTCACTTAAAGGGCTCTGTGAGAGTTCCCGCCCTTCATAAAAGAGCCGATAATACTTCTTCTTTTTCATCAGATAATCCTCGTCTTCTCGTGACCAACTCTGATACGTGGATCACACCACGTTACGATGCCTTCTTCTTTTGCATCCAGACAGAAACTCACATCCTCACCACACATATCTTGGATTCGCCCTGAGTCAAATCGTTGCATCTTTGGTGCGAACCAAGGATACTCCAAACGTTCAAAGACTCCCTTCTTAATCAGAACCCATCCAAAACCCGTGTAGTCAACTGTGAAAGGCTTATTCCGACGTGTGATGGACTCAACGGTTTCGTGATTCATCACACCACCATTCTTCTCAAAGTCTTCTTCATCCAACCAATGAGCTACAGAAGTTGTGTGCCCATCTTCCGTTGCATACCAACCACAAGCAATCTCCTTCTCTTCACCTTCTGCTGGAAGTGCAAGATCCATCAACTGCCAAAACTTATTGGTATCAAAAACAATGTCAGAATCAATCCACAGTTGATAATCATACTGTAACTTACCATCCCAAGGAATCTGTTTTGGGCCACGAAGAACATTTGCACCCAGACACTTACAACGTGCAAAGTTTACCATTGAAGAATAGTCTTGAGAAATCTGAATACTCAGACCATTCTGTACCAGATCAAAACAGAGTTGTACAAAATTCTTCAGAAAAATGTAAGAACATCCTCGACCAGGAAGGCAGAACACAATGCTCTTTCCTTTGCATCGTTCCTTGATCGCATCGTAATCCCAATCTTCAACTTGTTCAGTTTCTTTTGCAATAACCTTAAATCCTTTCGCCATAAAATTGATTGTTCAACAACAACATCATACTTCAATATTTAGTTTTTGTCTATAGACCTCCATTGTTCGGTATTCTGAATGTCAGAGGGTCATAGTTACTTCTGCGCCCAATTCGAGTGCGTGGTGATTCTTTTAAACTTGCAGTGACATAATTCGTTGCAAGAATAAACATAATGATCCTGGCCAGAGTTTTCATACCGGAAAAAAATTTTTGATGAGAATGATATAAAGAGCGCGATTTTGGTTCGTTGTAGGTTAGGGTTGTTAGCGTTTTTATATTCGGGGGGTTATACGGGGAAGGGGTTTATGATACGCGCCCCGCGCTACCCATAAGCCCCATCAAAACACTGCTCAAACGGGGAGCTAATCAGCCCCCCATCACGAACATCACCGACCGTCCCACACTGCTACAGCCCATCCATCACGTATCGCTGCTCTGATATCATAATCATCAGCCTCAAAGAGATCATCAAAATCACTGTCATATTCTACCACAGAATCATAAGAACTGTCGAGCCCTTGCATCATTTTGTCTGCATAATCAGCCATTGTGTTTCTCCAAGAAATGTGTTAGAATGTGTGTGAGATCTTATACACCAAAGAACTGTACGTGCCCCTGTTCGATCTCATCCAGAAGCCGCAGAATGTCATTACCAGTCTCTCCATAAGTGTACAGAAAAGAGACGAAGAACTGTTGCTGAGTCATTGTGTTAGAAATGAGTGTGAGTGGTTTGTGTGTGTATCAGCCGCTGGTCTTGAAGTAAGCAGCACGGTTGCCCTCTACGCTGCTCTCAGTGGCAGTGGTGGCGTGACCGTTATAAGCTTGACCACGACGGTTGGTGTTAGTACGAACGCCTTTGGTCATACTCATCACGAGTTCCGAAGCTTTGGCACGGCGGGGCTTGAGTACGGTGACAGTGGGTTTGATACCTTGTGCTTGAAGCTCAGTGGTGATGGTGATGAGGTTCTGCAGTGAAGCGTTCATTTTGTGTTTTGTGGTGGGGGTGCGGTGTCTCCCCCTGATGTGGCTACAATACGATGCCACAGGGTCACGGGCAAGGGTCTCAGAGGGGTTTTGTGCCACTTATGGGGGTGGCGCAGGGGTCGTTGCCATTCTTTGAGTTTTGTGGTAGCCTGCGCGCTTAGACAACGAGCCCTCAGAGCCTTTTATGGGTTCATAAGCACGAACATCAGAGCCTTTTATAAGATCATAAGCACGAACATCAGAGCCTTTTATAAGACCATAAGCACTAACATCAGAGGCTTTATAAGATCATAAGCACGAGCCTTTTATGGGTTCATAATCACATTAACACAAGCCTTCATAAACACTAACCCAGAGCCTTTTATAAACACAATTATGCGCCTTGAAGCATAAGATCATAACAATTATGCGCCTAGAAGCATAACTACATAATTTTCTCAGCTTAATTTTTTTAAGCCTTTTTTAATCAATTTGATTC